ATTTTCTTATTTAGATGTAGAAAATCAAAATCTTCAGCCTCCTAGACATTTAAATAAAATTATTAGGTGTAATGTGGGAATTTCTTTTGCAATAAAAACTGAATTTGTAAAAAATAATAATATTCAATTCATTGCAGGAGGAATAGAAGATTTTGAATTTTTAGATCAATGTGAGAAAAAAGGAGCAAAATATTTGATAACTCATGATGTACAATATTTTGTTGGCCACCGAAGTTCTTGGAAATGATATGGTTAAAAAATTAGATATTACTGGAAAAAAATTTAATAGATTATTAGTAATGGAATATGCAGGTATAAACAAATATGGAGCATCGCTTAAGAAATGGCAATAAAAGTTAAAATAGAACAAGAAGATTTAATACTTTACGAGATTATTAAAAATCCCATGTTATTTGGAGAATTTATCTATAACTTGGATTTGATGTCTCATGAAGAACCTTTTGAATTTGATGACTATCAAAAAGAAATGATTTGTGATTTCAACTCTTATGAATCATTATGTTGTGCAAGATCGGTTGGTAAAACTACAGTATTGTCAGGTTTAATTTTATGGGTTATGATTAATGATATTTACCCAGGAGATTATATAAGTTATCATGTTCCTGGTAAAAATCATGTTGAGCCTGTATTTACTCGTTTAGTTAGAACTTTAAGAACTAATTCATTTCTAAAACATTACATTGATCCTAAATCAGGAGTTAACCATTCTGATTTAATTATCAGATTAAAAAATAATACAACTTTAATGTGTAGAATAGCGGGTTTATCTGGAACAGGAGTATCTGTTATTGGTTTGCATAATCCTTTTTCTATAGTGGATGAGGGGGGATACTATTCTTGGGGGGCATGGGTTGAATTTCAGCCTACTATAAATACTTTCGTTAGTGGATTTAAACTTATAGTTTCTGGAGTTCCAACAGGTCTAAGAGAGAGAAATGTGCTATATCACACAGATATGGAGAACTCTTCATATTCTAAACATAGAATTTCTGCTTTACAGAATAAAAGATTTTCTGAAGAAGATAGACTAAGGGCAGTAGAATTATATGGTGGGGAAGATTCTGATGATTATATTCATTTAGTTTTAGGTAAACATGGTAAACCTATTTACACTTTATTTGATAGGACTATGATGGAAATAGGTAACTATCCAGTATTTAAGATGACCTTAGACGGTTTAACTTTGCATGATAACTTAGTTGAATATGTAAATAGATTATCTTTATTTCCAGGATTGCCAGATAGAAATTCTGTATGTATTATTGGAATAGATTTAGGTTATACAGATCCTACAGCAATTGTAATTTTATACGAAGATAAAAATGGAAGATTAAAATTTCATGGGAGAATTAGATTAGATAAAGTTAATTACTTTATTCAAGAGAAGATTATAGATTGGCTAGACACTAAATTTAATCCTATAATTATAGGAATTGATGAGGGATCTGCTGGTAAGGCAGTTGTTCCTAGACTACAAGAACATAATGACTTTTCCCATAAAAATTTCAAAGAAAAGATAATCCCCATTAATTTTTCCTCATCTATAGTTTTAGGAACAGATGCTAGTGGAAACGAAATTAAAAGTAAGACTAAACCATTTTCTGTCGGAGTTTTACAGGAATATGCAAATAACCATAAACTTGTTTTCACTTCCACAGATTTAGAATTTATTACTGAATTAGAAAGAATGACATATTCTAGAACTCCTACTGGAGATATAGTATATAGAACATTGACAGAAAGAGGGGGTAAGAAAGGTGAAGATCACTTTACATCTTCACTTCTTTGTGCCTCCCTTGCTTATTATTTATACAGAGAAAAATTAGAATTAAAATCAGCTAAGAAAAAATTAGCTGGATCACAATGGTTTTTAGGCGGTTAAAATGATAAAATTAGCAAAAGCAGCATTTATATCTTCTCCGACTAGATATGTAAATATCTGGTCTCCAGCAGATATAGATAAATTAGAAATAGTAGATCATAAGAATTTCAAAAAAGTAGTTAATGATTGTAGATTTTTTTATGAAAGAGATCCTATAGCATCCACTGTTATTAATAAGACAGTAGATATAGGTATTACGGAAATAATACTAGAAAAAAATAACTTATCAGAAAATGAGTTTAGAGCTTTCTTAGGATTACAACCATTCTTACAAGATTTTGCAGAAAATTGTGCTTTAGAATATCTATTATCTGGACTGGTAATTCCAGAAGTTTCATATTCTGCTGTTAGTAAAGAACAACTAGAGCTTATGGGAGTTAAAAAGTATTCTACTCTAACTTTACCAACATCTATGTTCTTGAGAGACCCAACAACTATAAAAATAAATTCAACTTTCATGACTGATAAGCCCTCTTATTATGTTATCATTCCAGAAGATTTGATTATATTCATAAAAAATAAAGGTAAATATCCAGATGGAACTAAAGATGAAAATCTTTATATCCAACTAAAAACTTTATTTCCAGAATTTGTTGCTCAAGTTGAAAGTGGGGTAAAGGAAGTATTATTGGAGAACGATAATATAATTAGAAGAAAGGTTACTACAAAGTCTCCATATCCAGTCCCATATCTATTTGCATCTCTAGAAGCCTTAAAACACAAGAGAAATCTTAGAAGAATGGATTATTCAATCTCATCCAGAGTTATTACAGCTATTCAGTTATTCCAATTAGGTAGTGATGAATACCCAATAACTGAAGATGACTCTACGGCTTTTGATGATCTAAAAGATCAAATGTCTTGGAGACAATCCGGCGGTAGAGACCTAGAAAAAATATTTCAATTATTTGCCAACCATACTTTAAAAATAACTTGGGTATATCCAGATGTAGCAGCCCTATTAAACGAGAAAAAATATATTGAAGTTAATCAAGATATATTCTTTGCTATGGGGTTCCCAAGAATTCTAACTGTAGGAGAGAATGAAAGAACTCAATCATCTGATCCAGAGTTCGCATCTGTGTCTGCCGTTAAATCTATGGAAAGTATGCAAAGACAGATATATAAAATTATAAATAATATTGTAATAGAAACGGGAAAGAAAAATGGATTTAAATCTACCCCCAGTGTTAGATTTGCTAAGATTAATTTAGTAGCATTTGCAGACTTTATTTCTTCTATGAAATATTTATATGATACTGGTAATATATCCAGAACTACTTTAGATGGTGCATTTGGATATGTATTAAATGAGGAATTGGAAAAGAGAAAAGCAGAGACTGAAAAATTAGAAAAATTAGGATTAAATCCTTTTGAGGCTCAACCTTTTACTAGCCCCGATACAAATCAAAATAATAATAAAAAAGAGCCAGTAAAAGAACCAGAAGACCAAGAATAGCAATATTTTTTACTATTTTATACATTATTTCAATAAACTTGCTATAATATATATTGAAATACGTCTTTTGGAAACCCGTTCTAAATAGAGGATTTATGAATAATAATACTTTATTAACTACTAATATAGAGTTGCTAGATGAAGGAGAAGCTTTCGCTTCAGTTAGTTTAAATCCTTACTACCAATGGGCTAAGATAGTAGTTACTGATGATTTGCCAAATGCTAATAAGATGAAAATTCCTAAAGAGGAATTTCCAAATATGATCCGAACAGGACTTTTTTCTCCAATTAAAATGGCAGAAAAAGAAATTTCAGATGGTCATCCAGAAGCTCATGGCAAACCTATTGGTACTATTGCCCAATTGTTAGAAGAGAGTAATAAACTAATAGCCCTTGCTGCACTTTGGAAAAAAGAAAAGCCAGAAGAAATTACCCTTCTAAAAGAAATGTTTAAAAAAGGAACACTTCCTCAAGTTTCTTGGGAAGTTTCTTACGAAGATTCGAGTATAGAAGATGATATAGAAGTTTTAAAAGGTGTAATTTTAAATGGCTTAGCGGTTGTGGGTTTACCTGCTTATATGGGTAGAACCCCATTTCTAGCAATGTCTTCTAAAAATAAGGAGGAAACCCCTGTGGAAGAACTAGATATTTTAAAGAATAAAGTTGAAGAGCAAAGGACTGAAATTGATAATCTTAAAACTAAACTTTCAGAAAAAGAGATTGAATTAGCAGATAAGGTTAAAGTACTTTCAGAAAAAGAAACCGAGATTGCATCTTTAGTAGAGTTTAAAGATAAAGTAGAGAAGGAAAAATCAGAAGCAGATAAGATCGCATCTATTAAAGTAAAATTCACCGAAGCCAAATTGACTAAGGACGAGGAATATTTTAATAAAAATAGAGAAACTCTGTTAGCTTTATCTGACACTACTCTAGACTTCATGATACAAGAGATGGTATCTTTAGTTCCTAATAAGCAAAGCTCTTCTTCAAAAGTACCGCTTTTGGGTGGCGATAGTGATGAAGAGATTGATTTGGAAGACCCAAAACAATTAGCCCAAGAATTAAGAAAAAGAAATTAAAATAGGAGATTGACATACTATGGAAATCAACGATTTTGGTAATGTGGTTATTGGTGCAGTTGTAACAGAAGACATAGTTGAAGGTAGATTTGGTTTACTTACCTCTCACTCTTGGAGTAGAGATTATGGTAGCCAGACTGATCTTCCTGGT